GTGCCAAACTTCTCTTTGACCTGAAGGATTGTGTATCTCCGATCTAGGTAAACCAGCTTCTCATGCAATTCCTTAAGGATCCAATCCCAGCCATCGCCACACTCGATGTAGCCCTGATGCTTGCCGAAGCGCTTTGCCAAGATTGCCCTGATGTCCTTTTGAGGAATTAGGTTGCGTCTTTTTGCGGAATTAGTCATCAGACACCTCATCTGCTACCTGCTTCATAGGCTCTAGCGGAACGCTGATGCCACGAATACGCTCGACCTTGAGGTGATGCTCTAGGGACTTGATCTTGTCGAGCCGGAAGCCACTCCATCTGCGACTGTCCGTTTCTACAATCGGCGCTGAGGTCAAACCCATGGCAAGAAACTTGTCAACGGCTTTTGGAGTCAGCTTGCGAATGGTGTAAATGATGCCGCGCTTGTCAAACTCCTTTTTCGTCATGTCACATTGTGGACAAAAGCCAGAAGGCTTTACCCATAGGGTCACCTTCATCATTAGATTTCTCCCTTCACGATTGCAACCGCCTGGTTGTAACCAAGAGTGAACTCAGGGTTGCTCAGCTTCGGATCGTGAGTAGCCAGCTTGTTGATGACTGCCTTGCGTGAAGTGACGATTCCGTTGTCGAATCCGTCATCCCATCCGTTGTCATACGCGGCTTCCCTGATTGCGCACTCGCCGTTGATTAATCCGGTGTAGCGGTCTTTGATAAAGAAATACAGCGCATCGAGTTTATTCAGCATCGTTCTCTCCCAGTAGTTCCTTAGCAGCCCAGCGCAGTTCCTCAGCGCGGACTTTGTTTCCGTTGTTGTAGTAGTAGTCCGAGAGTTCATCGAGTGCGTTGATGGCAGCCTCGAAGCCCTGGTTGAAGTTATACATCTCTAGCGCATCGGTCGCGGAAGAAATGGCGTTTTTTAGGCTTTCGCGAATCTCGTTCATGCGATACCCCAAACGATGCTCATGCGACCTGAGGTCATCTTGATTCGGTCACCGGTGTCAACTACTAGCTGAGTTGCGACTAGCTCTGATCTGCGTGAACGGATGCCAGAGTCGCTGGCATACTTTGGCGAATACTTGCGCCATGCGTTGATGAGTTGCTCATCGTTCATCGGGCCATGCTCGCGCAATAGTCCGAGGATGATGCGGTAGGACTCAGCGAGTCCGGAAACCGACTTCTCAGCCTCATGCGAGGTCTGAGGGTCAAGTGTGCGTGTGCTTGGCATTACTTTCCCTTTCGTGATGGTGCGGTTGCGATGTAGTAGCCGGCTACGCAGGTTGCGGTGATGATTAGAAATTCAATTAGGGTTGTCATTATTCTGCCTTCCTAAACAGGTCTTTGATGTCGACATGGATCTGTATACCTCGCTCGTCAATGACGGCACGGTTGTTGTGAATTAGATAAGATCCAAATTTGTAGTAGCAAACCAGCGTTACCTCACGGCGCGGCTCCCAGTGGTTAGGCGCGTAGTAAACCACCTGACCTGGTTTTGCGGTCGCATATGCCATTTGATTTCCCTTTCTTTCTGAACACTTATAGATTACTGGTTTCGAAATGAAGGTGTCAAGCTTATTTGCACAAAAGTTTGTAACAGTTTTATAACGGAAAAATACGAATCTCTGCGCCTGGCTCACGATCATCGGCGTAATACTTGCAGGCTACGAGTTCGACTACCTGAGAGTCATCGGCGAAGATAACGCCGTCACCGACTTTGCCGGTATCAAAGCCCTGATTCAAACCATCAAGGGCAGCCCTGGCGAGCTTATCAACATCGGGTGGCACGATTGGCAGCGGTCGTTTTGTTACTTTCACGCTGGCAGGTCGGGGAAGGTAGAAGTCAATCTCTACCCTCACCGGCCCGAGCATCAGCGAATGTTCTTCGGATAGTAGGTTTTGGCAAGCTGTTGCGATTGCCTTTCGCCAGACTTTTAGTTTTTGTCCGGCAGCTTCGACTACCCTGCCGTTGAAAACTCGCTTTGAGCCTTGCGGAGCAGGATCGCCGAAAACTTCGAGAATTAGAATGGCAAGTCCTCGCCAGATGTCATGACCTCGGCGTTGTTCACCGAAACGGACACCTTATTGCGCGGAACATTGTCCTTGCCGGTGTAGGTGTCAATCTTTGCCGAGTAGATACCCTGAACGGTAACGACATCGCCGACCTGGACTTTGACATCCTTGTTCCATACGGTGTAGTAGGACTTGTATTCCTCGCCCTTGACTAGACGGCTCTCGACTACTTCGAAGCCGTAGCCCTCAATTATGCGAACGACCTTAGCGTTCTCGATTTCGATGGTTGCCATCGCTATCCCCTTTCAATGTGGTTGGTGTTAACGCAGTCTAGCCTAGAGCAGATGCGTTTTCCAGGCAACACTTCGTTACCTAGTTCGTCAATGGGTGTGACGAAATCTGATGCGAACCGCCCGTGCCATGGCAAGCAGTCTGCGACCTTCTGGACTTTCCTCGCTCGGCAGGATTCGCAAAGTTCGTGATTGTTGCGTGATGCGTTGATTTCCCAGATGAAACCGCATCGAGTGCATTGTTGACTAGCCATAGATTTCCGCCTTCGCGAAAGCAAGCATCGCACCTGTTCCATGAGTCTGCTCATACTTGTAAAGTCGGTGAGCGCATGGATCGCAAGCAAGTAGCGACTTGCCGTGCTGTCGGCATACTGGCTGAGGTGCACCTACACGCTGTTCCTCAGTCTTTGGCTTTTGACGGTCAAGGCGAAACGCCGCTTCCCTAGCCCAACCGACAATGTGCCGAGGCTCTAGGTATTTGATAGTCGCATCGGACTGAGCAAGCTTCAACGCTTCCTTGGCGATGTCGAAGGGTATAGAGCCAATGATGCCGTGCCAGGCTTCGATTGTGTCCTCAGTTACTTTGCGGTTATCAACGGCAGTAATCTGGCGAAGAATCTCGATAGTTTCAGTTCTCTTCATTTGTGCCATCCTCTTCCCTTGCCCAGCGGTCTAATGCATCCCAGTCGGTTAACTTTGACTTGCCACCACTTCGTTTGTAGGCGTTTCGTATCCAATTTCGCCAAGTAGCATCCCAGTCGGACTTTCTTCCCTTCGCGCCGGCAACGGATCGCCAGTAATCCCTAAACGCATGAGTTTCTAGTTTTAGGTCTATTGAGGGAAAATGCTCTCTCATTAGCTCAATGTCAGTTTCTTTCGGTTGCCAGTCATCTGGCAAGCGGTAAGAATTAGATAATGGTTTTAGTAATGGTTTAGTAATGGTTAGTGCGCCAACTGCTGTCACCCCTGATGCCAAATCTGTCACCCCTGAATCACTATTTGTCACCCCTGAGTGCATTTCTGTCACCCCTGGCAGGTTTACCCAGTAAAGGTTTGATTTGTATTGGCGATTAGTCGGTGCGTTCTGAATTTCAACAATCAGTTCGCCGCTTGCCTCTAGGTCTTTGATGTCACGCTGCACCGAGCGTTCAGATGCGTTGACCATCTTTGCGATTGTAGAGATTGAGGGCCAAGCCCCGATTTCGCCTTGGTGATCCGCTATGGCTAAAAGAACGAGCCTAGCTCTGCCGGTTGCTTTTGAGTATTTCCAAACTGCGTTGGTAACTTCAATGCTCATGTTGCTACTGCCTATCTTCGGCAGTAGACTTATCTCTGCCGATACTACGACTATCGGTTTCGTGCGTCAGGGGTTCCGTTCCCTGGCGCACTTCTAATTCTACCAGAATAGTGTCGAAGTCTTTTAACTTGTATTCCCATCGCACTTTATCCGCAAGTGTCTGATCCTGGTTGCGAACACGCTTATCGGTTGTCCAGCTTGTTCCTTCGGTTGTAGATACTGCGATCCAGTTGTCAGCCTTGTAAATAGTCCCAAGATGAACCTCAGTATCTTGATAACTGATTAGTAATGCGATGTCTGGCATGTAAGTCGCTATATATTTCCGCATATAAGCAAGCATCCTAGTTGCGGTATTTTTAGGCGCTTCTGGACTCACAGCCATACGGCGAAGCTCAAGTATCTGTCTGCCATATTTGAACCGATTTTGAGCTACTGGGCTTGACCAGATGGCACTAGCGTAGAACTCACCTTGAAATTTAGCACCAAAGCAAATGTAGTGCGTATTACGAACAACATTTGACCAGTCAATAATCGGCAACCTGCTATGCCATTGTTCGTTTAGCTGGCAAGCTGTCTGAGCGCGAATTATCTCGAAGCTAAACTGCTTTGGGCTTGTAGGTGGCTCTAGCCGTTCCTCAATATCAAACAGCATTTTCAATCTTCTCGAACTCGGCGTTAGCCTCTATCGCCAGCGTGTCGCGATCACCTGCTGAATACCTGCCAGCGTGAAAGTAGATTGCCTTTAGCCGTTCTGGGACTCGCTTGACCTCTTTGACAACCACCTTCACCATCGGCTCGGGTAGCTTCTTGCGATAGCTAATGTCTAGGCGCTCGGCTTCTAGTGATTTGCATAGTTCCTCAAATGAGGTAGCTGGGTGGCTCCGTTTCATGTTTGTTCCCCTTTTCGTCAAGAAAATACCAACGCTTACCCCAGTTGTCAAATACCGGCGCAGTTGGTGATGCAAATTTGCTTAGTTTGTGTCCTAAGTCCCTCGCCTGGTTAGCGACTGAGGCATCGGATTCCATAAGTCCGTTGTATTGACTGCATACCAAAATGACATTTTGTAGCGTGTCGAGGACTTTGCTACTGCCCATCCCTCGGTTTGCTCGGTGGTGAGGCACTAGATCGGATTCAACGCCACAATGCCAGCACCAGGAATCGCGTCCACGGAGTTTTTTTAGGTCGCTATTTTTCACGCCTTGAACTCTACACCGATGAGTTTGGCTTGAGTTGCGAGCGCCATGAGTGCCGTTTCGATTTGTTTGATTTTCACCTTCACCCTGGTCATTTCCGCACGGCGTAAATCGCGCTGTAAGCGCGCCTCAGCCGACTTTAGACGAGCGATGGCAGTTCTATCGGCAACCGTTCCTTCGGCGGCTATAAACGCCTTTTGCTCGATTGTGTCGAGTGTGTATTCCGCCTCGGCAAGAAGCCGTTCTGCCTCAAATAGTGCCGTAGCGCCCTTCGAGTTCTCAGCGATTAGCTCCGCGATCTGGGTCTGGATTTCCAACAACATCTGCAAGCCTTAGCAGTAACGGGACAAGCTCTTGCGTGAACATGAAGGCTGAATCAACATCATCACTTAGCGTTGCTTCCCTTGCCGCTTCTTCCAGTTCCTGAATCTTCGCCTGAAGTATTGAGTGCGCTTGCATAGTCTTTGAGCCTCTCTAATACTTCCTTCGGCGCACCTTGCGACTTGGCTCTAGTGTATAACGAACGCAAGTCATCAACATTCAGGATGCCATCAGCCTCAGCCAGCCAGTCGGTTGCCTCGATGCGAGCGACCTTTTCCATTTCCTCACGCGATGCGCGCTTGTTGCCGGACATAGCCATATTTGCGGCGGCTCTACCAATGCTTGAGGTTTCTGCGTTCTCACAAGCCGAGCCGTTATTTGCTCCGCCTGTTCCGTCTATCTCCGAGGCGTAGCCAGTAGCCTTGGGCAAGTTATTAGCCTGATCGCCAGCGCTTAGGTAAATGCTTGCTTTGAATGTCCAGGTGCGCGGTGCTTCATCGGTCACGCTTACTAGCTCCGTTACAACGCGCAGGTCATCGTATTGAGCGTGTAGCTTGCGTAGTCGTTCCTCGACTGTTTCATATTGCGATAAATCGAATCTCATTTTGCCCTCTCTTTTAGCTCGGCCTCGCGCCTAGCCTCTGCTAGTTCGATAAAGTTACCGATTCTTGTAAGTGCCTCATGCTGAATCTCGGCAATCTCCTTTAGCCGATCAACTTCCGCTTGTAGGTCTTGATTCTTTTTCCAAAGTAACGATAGCCCGTCAGCAACTAGGCTCTCTAGGCTTCTTTTCTCAGTCATTCTTCTTCCCCTTCATCTAGTTCGATACCATCGTCAAACATCCAGCCGTCTGACATCCAAAAGGAATTGTCAATTCCGCGAATGTAGAAATACTTTAGGTCACCGTTGTCCTTTTGGACAAGTCCCGAAATCCTGCCTGAAACGACCACGACATCTCCGCCGATCTCGCGCGTAGCGGTCACCATGTCACCTAGAAACAGATTCATTACTTCCCCTTATGGATAACGAGGAAAGGCTTGCCCTGACCTCTAGCTTGTCTTGATGCCACTTTATACCTTTTGCCTTCGTGTTCGGTGTAGGCGTGTTGTGCGTTGCCCATTAGTGCCAGGACTTCACTCTTTTGCCGTCTAAGGTTAGCTTCCGCTTCTTCGAACGCAAGTTGAGCAATAGCCAGATTATGTAGCCCGTCAATCTCAATTTCCTCTCCGCTGTTGATTTCAGGGTGCATCTCCCTGACTGCCTCGTATGTTGATTCGCTACCATCCCAGTCAGGTGCAGCACCGTTGCGCACCGAGTCCCAGAACTGTATTGCGTGTTGCTCGATGACCGATGCCTCGAACTCGTCAAAGTCAATCCAAGCCTCTACCCAGTCCATCGCCACTAGCCCGACAATAACAGCCTTCTTGATGCCGAGTATGTTCATATAATGCATGGTTTGGCTGACATAGTGTGGCGGAATCTCTTGCCAATAATTTCTGGAAGTCTTCGCTTCAACAATTACCCATTCACCGTTTACCTTCGCGATGGCATCAGGGTTGGCGTGTAGGAAGTGCAAGCTCGGGTGTTGCCAGGTTCCGGTGCGGTAAATTTCCCAGTCTGGGTGTTGTTGCGGTAATAGCTCATCAAGGATGACTGGCTCTAGTGTCTGCCCTAGTCGGACTGCGAATGAGTCAAGTTGCTTTGGCGGTATCTGTCCTGTCTTGGTTGCCCATAGGTAATACGGTGACTCCCAAGGGTTTAGCCCTAGTATCGTGCCGATTTCTGATCCGCCGATTCCGTGAGTGCGTAGCTCATGCCACTCAGGACTGCCGTTCACAAAGTCCCCGAGAAGTTTTGCGCCGTTAGTCGGTTTGAACATTTATTCCCCTTTCACCGATAGGCTAAACATACTATGACCAACCGACATTTATCGGAAACAAAATACTTTGCGCTGTTGCGCGACATTCGTGCGGTTGGTGGCGTTGAGTGCGAGAAGCATCCTGAACTTTTTTTCCCTGAAGATTTTGAAAATCCTGAGCGCCGTTCGGCATCTATCCGAGCCGCGATTGCATTGTGTAATGTCTGCCCTATCAAGACCGAGTGTTTTACCTACGCGATTGAAACCAACCAGCGCTTTGGTATATGGGGTGGCACTCAGGGCTTTGAACGCTGATTTGCGTTTTCAATAAACCGAGCGTAATGTTCGTTTTATGAAACCGGAACACGCATACGCCAGACTTGCGAAAGCAATAGAAGAAGCACCAAGTATCCCAGGGTGCCAGACATCCGATCCCGAGATGTTCTTTCCTGAGCCTGGCTACGCTTACACGACTAACCGCGAACTCAAGTGGGCGTTAGAGATGTGCAAGGCATGTCCCGTTATTCGCGAGTGCGGTGAGTATGCCATCGCTGCCAACGAGGTTCACGGCATTTGGGGTGGTATGACTCCGAACGAACGCCGAAGGCTAAGGAATTGGGGTCGCGGTAGACCTAACCTTAAGTAACGGAGTTTGTTACTTAACCTTGTCCTCAGCGTTAGGGTCGTATTC